ACCCGCTTCTGGGTTGAGCCGAGGGAGTGCCATTCTTTGGTGTAGTCGGCCAGTACCCGTTGGAAAAACGGGTTGGGGGCGATTTCTGCGTCAAAGAAGTCCTGGGTGATGAGGTATTTTTCCAGGATCTTGTCGAATGGCCGCAGCTCAGTGGCCATCTCACGCGCGATCAACGTCATAAGGGCAGGCTCGGGGGCCTCACTCATGGGGATGCCTGTAGCACAAGGAGGTAAAGTGTCGCAAGGGCGATGTGCCGCAGGTAGTCTTAAGAACGTGTTAAGGGCTTTTCAGTACCGTGAAGCGAGATTTCGGGATTTGGCTCTCATGGCAGATACACTCGGGCAGCAAGGCGTCCTTCAGTTTGTGCCGCCGGCTGCTCTGGAACAGCAAGAGGCGCAGCGCGCCCAGGGTCTGGCCGCCGCGCAGGATGCGGTGCAGAACACGCCGATCCCGACGCAGCTGGCCGGGTACATCAATGGCCGCTGGGAGATCTTCCGTAACCACCGCAACACGTCGGCCGGCTGGAGCGAGCGGCTGCTTATCGCGCTACGCACCTTCAACGGCCAGTACGATGCCACAAAACTCAATGAAATCAGGAAGTTCGGAGGGTCGGAGGTGTACCTTCGGCTGGTGGCTCAGAAGTGTCGCGCGGCTACTTCGCTGCTTCGCGATATCTACCTCGGCGCGGACCGCCCGTGGTCGATCAAGCCGCCGGCGAGCCCCGACCCGCCGCCGGAGATCATGCAAGCCATAAACCAACTGCTGACGCACGAGCAGCAGATGGTGCAGCAGCAAACCGGCAAAGCGCCGCCGACTGACAGTGAGACCAATCGCCGCCTGCTGTTGATGCAGTCGGCACTCGATAAGGCCAAGAAGACGGCGTCCGATCAGGCCAAGCTGTCGGAAGATAAGGTGGAGGATATTCTCCGTGATGGTGGGTTCTATCAGGCGTTTGCTGAGTTCCTGGTGCAGCTTTGCATTTTCCCGTTCGCGTGCATCGTCGGCCCGGAAGTCAAGATCCTGCCGGAGTTGTCATGGCCCGATGGCGGCGGACCGCCTTCTGTCAACCGCGTGCCGAAGCTTACGTGGCGCAGTCCTTCTCCCTTCGATCTGTGGTGGACTCCGGGCGTGTCGGACATTGCTCAGGCGGAGATAGTTGAAAAAATCCGCATGACACGGGCGGAGTTGAACGATCTTCTCGACCTACCGGGTTACGATCAGCAAGCGATCCGAGAGGTGCTACAGCATTACGGGCAAGGAGGCTATTACGATAACTGGGATACCACTGATGCAGAACGTGCTGTCCTCGAAAATAAAGAGAATCCTGCATGGAATCGCTCCGGCATGATTACAGGAATGCTATACAACGGCCCGGTCCAGGGGCAGATGCTTGCACAATATGGCATCCAAGTGGACGATCCATTGCGCGACTACTACATCCAGGCGTGGAAGATTGGACCGTATATCATCAAAGCCCATCTTGCCCCATCCCCCCGTCAACGCCACCCTTATTTTATTACATCATTCGAAAAGGTCCCGAACACACCGATAGGTAACGGTTTGACTGATATCCTGGTTGACATTCAGGAGATTGTGAATGGGACTGTACGCGCTCTGGTTAACAACGTGTCTATTGCTTCTGGACCACAGGTTGTGGTTCGTGATGATAGACTTAGCCCTGACGAAACCGGCGAGGACATGTACCCATGGAAACGATGGCACGTTCGCTCCGATCCGCTGAGTTCGACGACCGAGGAGCCGATCACCTTCTTCATGCCGACCTCGAATGCCGGCGAGATGATGCAGGTGTTCGACAAGTTTGTGGGTATGGCGGACGATGTCTCTGCGATACCGAAATACATCGGCGGCGAGGCCGGGTCTGGTGGCGCAGGTCGTACTGCGTCTGGTCTTGCGATGCTCATGGGCAACGCTTCGAAGATCTTGCAGACGGTAGCAGCGAATGTGGATCGTGACGTCATGGAGCCAGCCCTTACCCAGCTGGCCGACCTTATCCTTCTCACCGACGAGACCGGCATTTTGACCGGCGAGGAGAAGATCAGTGTCCAGGGTGTCCAGGTCGCAGTCCAGCGCGAGACCATCAGACAGCGGCAGGTCGAATACCTACAGGCCACTAACAACCCCATCGACAACCATATCATGGGTCTTAAAGGTCGCGGCTCTGTTCTGCGTGCTGTTGCTGCTACTATCGGTCTTGATGGGGAGATTATCGTACCTCCTGACCAGCAGCTCGATCAAATGCAGAAAACTCAGCAGCAGCAGCAACAGCAGGGTCCGCTAACCGAGCAGGTCAATCAGGCTGTTACCAAGGGTGTCGCCGCCGGGGTGCAGCGTATCACTACCGAACTGACGGCGGCGCAGCTTGGCGGTACTGAAGGTATGCCGATGGGCATGCCCACTCATATCGGTACGCCCGGCGGTCAACAGGGTGCACCGGGATCTGCGCCGGTCCCGGGTGCGCATCTCGGTCCGCAGCAGGCCGGCGGTCAGCAGGGTGGCATGCAGAAGGCAGCTAACCGGGCGCAGGGTACTCAGCAGGGTCCCTTGGCGGCGGGGGGTGGACCTCAGGTCGCAAATACGCTAAGCAACCAACCAGGACCCGGCGCTAAGCCGATATCCCCTGGACCTGCGTGATACATTTTATTTCTGGCCTGCCTCGTTCCGGTTCGACGCTTTTAGCGGCTCTGCTACGACAGAATCCGCGATTCCACGCCCATGTCCAGTCCCCGCTTGGCCAGTTGATCGCTGGAGTCATGGAGTCATTGAGCCAATACAACAATGAGAGTGCTCTGTTCTTTAAGGAGGAGCAGCGTGTCCGGATCCTGCAGGGTATCTTCTCAGGCTATTATGAGGGCTATCCGGACGTCGTGTTTGATTCTAATCGGCGTTGGTGTGCTTATATGGCTTTGCTGGACAAACTCTTCCCTGGAGCGAAGGTTATTGCCTGTGTGCGTCCCGTCGCTGAAATCATTGATAGCTTCGAGCGCTTGTTCTTGCGCGACCCGACCCAAATCTCTCGGGTCATGTCCGCCACCAACACCACTCTGACTGATCGCATTGGTCGCTTGATGGGCCATAATGCGGTGGTTGGTTACTCGCTGAACGCGCTATCGGATGCCTATTATGGACCGTTTCGGCAAAACCTGATCGCGGTGGAGTTTCGTCATTTGGTGGCGAATCCGAAACTGGTTTTGGACGAGTTGCATGTATTGTTAGAGGAGCCGGCCTTCGACTACAACTTCGACGTGGTCGAGTCGCCGCCCGACACCAACACTTTTGACGAATTCTTGGCGACCCCCGGCATGCACCGGGTGGAAAGTCAAGTTCGCCAGAAGCCGTATGTGTCGGCGTTGCCGGCTTTTATTGCGCGCTCGCTACCGAAGCCGTTCTGGGTCAAATATGAAGCGCCTGCTAGTTCCGCGCCGATTAGCCCGTAAATACGGCGGTTTCTACTTCACAGGCCTCCCCTGCAAGTATGGTCACATCGTTGAACGCTATGGCTCGACGGGTCATTGCGTGGAGTGTGTGCGGCTGCGTAATGCCAAGAGGATACGACGAGTTAAGAACTCCGTAACCCGGCTGGTGTAGGGCTGGTCATGTAGCGGAGATCGCGCGTGACGATTACGTCGAGTTTCAATTATGACCGCAGCCAGCGGGGCCTGATTCTGGCCCAGGTGGTGGCGGCGTTCAACGGTCCGACGGGTGGTCTCGGCCTCACTGGCGCTTCAGGGCCGTCAGGTCCTTTCACTGGCCCCACCGGCCCTGCTGGTGTGGCGATAACGGGCCCAACTGGCCCCATTGGTCAAACCGGCCCGGATGGCTCGCAAGGCCACCAGGGTCCATCTGGCCCCACTGGCGCAACCGGCCTCACAGGTCCAACAGGTAACACTGGTCCGCCCGGTTCCTTTGGCGTCACCGGTCCCGGCAACGGCACCGGCCCGACGGGTCCGACAGGTCCCGGCACCGGCCCCGCAGGTATTACTGGTCTTGGTGGTAACTCGGGCTTCACCGGCTACACTGGCGCTACAGGCCCCACCGGCTTCCCCGGTTTCGTCGGCCCTACCGGTCCTACGGGTCCCACCGGGACGCGTTTGCTTGGTCCCGGTGGTACCGGTCTATTCATTCCACCCTGGTCCAACCCGGGTGTTGGTCTTAACCTGATCTGGTTTAATCCGAACCAGACCGGCATGACCGGCACTTGGCAATACACGATGTTCCAGAGGTCCTGATGGCATATCCTTTCCCTGACGGTCCTATCCCCGAGATCCGGAACATCGACGACAACCAGATCAGCATCGT